AGTTAATAACTCAGTCACCTAGATTTGAAGCGGTAGCACTTGATTTAGTGGCCAAAGATTTACCAATACTTGAAACTAAAGAGCTTACTAAGCGCATTAGAAAGCTAATGATCAATGAAGGTACAGTTGAGCCGACCGATGAGGAAAAAGAAGAGTTAGGACTTGATCAACCTCAAGCGCCAGACCCTCAACAAGTGGCCATTACTGATAACATTGCTATGCAGACTGAAGACTTAATTAGCAAGATTGAAGAACGTGACGCTAAAACGTTACAAACAACTATCGATACTCAGCAAGCAACCATTGAAACGTATAAGAAGCTAGTTGACGCATTTAAAACTCAAAGCGAGGCAGGTATTCCATTAACACAAGCCGACCACGACATAAGAGTTAAGCAGCAAGACATTATCGTTGAAGGTCAGCAAGCTATTGATGAAGGACCGAACAGCGAGCAAGCTAATAGCATTGTTAACCAAGCGGTAGCACAAGAACAAGCCGCAGAAGTTGATAACGCTAGAGTGTTAACGGTGCGACAACCTAGTGCAAGTGTTGGCCAAGATAACATCTAAATAACTAAGGCAGTTGACACCTGCCTTTTATTTTACTATATTATTAAAACTAATTTTACAAAGGATAGTAATAATGAATAACATACACAATGAACAAAAGGCACGTAGAGCATTAGAAACTCATATTAAAGAAACCAAGGCACTCAAGTTTGTAGTGTGGGTAGCTGCCGTAATAGTTGCGTGTATTGTATTGCTAATACCGTTACCTTCAAGCGCTGCATCATTAGAGTTAGCCAGTGGTGTTTATACTGAGCATTTGGAAGAATACAACACTGAACGTAATGAGAATAATGACCTGATTGCTTTCAACTATCGATTTACTGATAGCGATTGGGGGTTATTAGCCGCTAACTTTACTAACTCGTATGACATTAAAACTAATGCTTTAGCTGTGACATATAGTGTAATCAAGTATCGCGCTGTTGAATTTGAATTAGTACTAGGTTTAATGAAAGGTTATACCGAGTGGGAATTGCACGACAAGCTTTGTCCGTTTGGCGAAGAGAGTGACACATGCTTTCTTGTTGCTCCGAAGCTGTCTATCGAACTGTTTAATTATAATGGTGTGGCGCCTAAAGTTTCAGCGCTGCTTATGGGCGATGCTGTGATCGTTACAGTCGGCGTTAGTTACGAATTTTAAGGGGAAGAGAATGAATAACATCGAAAAGAAATTAGACGCGCTTATTGATGCGTTAGGGTTTGATGTTGAAGAGGTTGGTAACATCGCATACGGCGAGATTGTACCTCTCGGAAAGATGGCTGTTGGTTGTGCCGATAAGGATTGGGAGTATTTCCCTGATGAAGAGGTTTATAAAGAGGTGTTGAGTAGGTTTATTTACAAACTAACTAAGAAGGTTAGGCATTACGAACTTACCAAGCCTATGATTGAAAATATAATAGGTGTGCTAGAGGGGCATGATAATGACGATGTACACATATTAATTAATAACTTGGAGGTTATGATTAATGAAAACATATAAAAGCTCAGACTTAACCCATAAGCGCGCCGAGGTGTTAGAAGAAGCAGAGGCTAACGGCGTTATAATTCAGCAGTTAAAGACTAATGGGGCGGTTGTTAATGAACTGGTAATAACTAGTAAGCGGAAGCTACTTAATGATTATCACAATCTAGCAAGCGCATTTAAATTGGTATTCGATATAGATATTACTGCCGTTGAATACGATGCACTAATCAAGTTAACTAGGTGATTTATGAATGACCTTATGATAATATTTTGGCAACGATGGCTGTTTGATATAAACCCTATAACATCAATAGTTGAATTAGGTAACGCATACAAACCACTTTAACGAGTGGTTTTCTTTTGCCAAAAATACCTTATTGGTCATTCTAACTAATATGTAGTAGAATTAACCACAAGCTAACCTCTTGCTTTAAAGAGGGCTAAAATTCTTCCTAATAGGATGCGTATAATGTCAGACGAAAACCAAGCTGCACCAGTAGAACCTTTAGAGGCGTTTGTACAGGGTGATGATCAAACCCAGACAGAAGCAACAACAGAAGCTACAACCACGGAATCAGCCCCCGTAGAAGATGCGATTAAACCAGAAGCGACCGAAGCCGAAAAGCCGAAAGAAGATGGTTTTCAAAAGCGCATGAACAAGATAACAAAGAAGGCAGGCGAACAAGAAAGACGTGCCGATAGTTTGCAAAAGCAACTCGATGAGATGCAAAAAACACCTGAACTTGAAGAGCCAACACTTGAGCAACACGGGTATGATACTGACGCATTTAATGATGCACAGGTTGACTATAAGATTCAAGAAGGCGTCAAGAAGGGTATTAAAGCAAACTCTCAAAGCAATGTTTTAGAAAAGCAAGAGCTTGAAGCGCAGCAGTTAACCGATTCATTTATTGAAAAGGTTACAGCGTTAGATAGTGAAGGCATGGATAAAATCAACTCTATACCTGATTTACCTGAAGGTGTTGTTGATGCTATTAAGCAATCCCCTGAAAGCGGTGAACTAGCTTTATATATCGCTAAAAACCCAGGAGTTGCAGATAGTTTAGCAGCAATGTCGCCAGCGGTGGCGATGATGGAGTTAGGGCGTATTTCTGTTAAAATGTCTATCAAACCCGAAACTAAAACCAGTGCAGCACCGGACCCAATAACCCCACTAAGTTCAGGCGGATCAACTTTAGAGATAAACGAAGATGATATGTCAATGGAACAGTGGATGGCTAAAAACGGGTAAGGTCTAAAAGGAATAAAATTATGTCAAACGCATTAATCACAACCAGTAAAATTACACGCCATGCAGTTAAAGAGTTCTTAAACTCTTTTCAATTAGCGGCAAAAGTAGATCGCCAACTAGATAGCGAGTTTCGCAAAGTTGGTGACACAATCACTGTTCGTCGTCCTGTTATGTTTGTATCACAAGATGGTGCTACATTGGGATCAGCAACTGATATTGAAGAAGTAGGCGCGAGTGTTGTCCTTGATCAACGTAAACATGTTCATTTTGCCATTACGTCCAAAGACTTAACATTGAGCATTGAAGACTTTAATACTCGTTACATTCAGCCAGCAATGGTGGAGCTAGCACAAGATGTTGAGTCTGCAATTGCTGATACTTATAAGCAGATTGGTAACTTTGTCGGTACTCCTGGTACACCTCCTTCAACCTTCTTAAATGTTGGTGCAGCAGCTAAAGTATTATCAAAACTTGGCACACCAATGAATGTACGCTGGAGTGCTTTCTATGATGAAGATGCATCTCTTGCATTAGCTGACGGTCTTAAATCTGTATTCCCTACAGAAATCGCCAAGAAAGCAATCGAAGAAGCTGCCATTGGTCGCTTCAGTAAATTCATGTTATTTGAAAACCAATCACTTAAACTTCACACAGTTGGTATTGCTACCGGTACTCCATTGATTAACGGCGCGGCACAAAATACTACTTATGCGGCAAGTGGTGCAGCATGGACACAAACACTGGCCACTGATGGTTGGACTAACTCAACTACCGATATTTTATTGGCAGGTGATGTTATTACGATTGCAGGTGTTAATTCTGTTAACCGTCGTACTCGTGTTGACACTGGTGATTTACAAACGTTTGTTGTTACTACTGATGCTACTTCGGGCGCGTCAACTGGTCCGGCAGCGCTAACCATTTCACCACCAATTATCACAAGTGGCCCTTACCAAACAGTAACAGCAGCACCAGCAGACGGCGCGGCTATTGTTGTTAAAACTGGTGCAGGTGGTACAAGTCACAAGCAAAACTTGGCTTTCCATCCTAACGCTATCACTCTTGCAATGGCTCCGCTTGATATGCCAACTGAAGGTGCTTCAGCTAGTCGTGAGAGTTTTGATAACATCAGTATTCGTACTGTTACTCAATACGCTATCGGCACAGATACTACGACTTATCGCTTCGATATCTTGTTCGGTGTCAAGGCTCAAAACCCAGACTTTGCGGTACGAACTACCTCTTAATCTAACGTTTTGAATGAAAAGGCTGCCAATTATGGTGGCCTTTTTTGTTTCCGCTCAATTAGTGATATACTTAACTTATTCATCAAAAGGACTAAGTAATGGCCAAAACATTCAAGCAGTGGATTTACCACAAAACCAAAGCACCAAAAGTAATTAACTCTGATGAGTTTGAAACAATGAAAGCTTTGGGTTGGTCCGATACTCCTGCCGATTTTATATTAATAGCTGACTTTGGAATTGATGGCGATGATCCATCACAAGTTCAAGTATTAGGTGAAGCTATCCAAGGCGTTAAGGATGCGGCAAACGGTGCATTGAATATCGACACGATGAACAAAAAAGAATTAGAAGTTTATGCTTTCGATCATTTCAATGTCGAGCTAGACGGCCGCAGAAGCGTTCCGAAACTACGTGAAGAAGTTAAGAATTTAATTAAGGGTTAATTATGACCACTATGCGTGTACTTGTAGAAGATGCTTTTGAGGAGATAGGCGTTAAAACTGCCGAGGTTCCTTTAACTAATGATGAATTACAATCAGGTATCCGCCGTTGTAATGACATGCTGCTTGAGTGGGATGATATCGGCATCATAGTTGGATACAGTGAAGTATTGAACGGCGATGATACTGTTAACGTCGAGCGTAACGCTGTAGCAGCGGTTAAATACAATTTAGCTATTCGTCTTGCCCCTTCATATCAAAAGCTTGTTGGCGCTGCATTGGCGGCTTTGGCCAGTGGTACTATTGAGGTGCTAATGGCCTCAAGTACAGATTTAAGTAATATTGCCTACCCTGATACACTTCCTTTAGGCTCTGGTAATCAATGTGCTAACAATGATACTAATCAGCGATTTTTCCCTAACAATAAAACGGACAAC